TACAGCCGCAGGGGTAGCAGCCGTAGTAGTAGAAGTGGAAGCTGCACTATTGGTTAATTGGAGAACACCAACTGCACTTGTAGTTCCTGTAGTGACCTTACTTCCAGTTATTGCAGCAGATCCAGAAATATCAGCATTAACGATGACTCCAGCAGCAATAGCTGTAAGACCAGCATTATTAATAGATATATCTCCTGTAACTGCTACTGCTGTTGGGACGTTTGATCCGTTACCAACAATAATTTGAGCAGAAGTAAGAGCAGCTAATTTGCTAAGAGCAATAGAAGCATTTGCAGCTATGTTTGTATTTATTAAACTTCCATCAACCATTGTTGATGTAACGGTATTAGTGTCACCACTTGTTATTACATTTCCAGAAACATCAGGGAAAAGTATTGTTTTATCGCTTGCAGTTGGGTTTGTTACTCCAATAGTTGTCTCGTAAGCATCTATACTTGAACCTTCAAAAACTAAGCTTCCAGTATTACCAATAAGCACCTGACCTGTGACAGTACCACCTGCAAGTGCCAACTTCTCTGTTTCTAATTCTTGAAGTGCATCTTGAACATTAGTCGCTGCAAGTTGACCGTAAGGTGTGAAAACAATATTAGAAGCAACTTGACCAGCTACGGTCTGAGATAAATCAATTTCTTCCCATGAACTACCTCCAGTATTTGTAACTCCTAAAATGTAATCTGGTGGTGCTAATGCGACTACTGGGGCTGGCGCACTTGGAGTCCCTGCATTTTCAACTACCAAATAAATTCCATCAGTAGTTGAGCTAGGGGTAGGAACATTAGATCCAACCGCTAAACCAGCCGCAGCACCAGCAGTAGTAATCGAAGCAACAACACTTGTTGAAGCGTTATATGTTCCACCAAAAACTAAACTACCTTTAGTTAATGTTGTAACTGGCTGATAAGCATTACCATCATAAATATATAAATCTTCAGTTACTGAATCAAAGAAAAACTGACCAGTGAATTGGCTTGTTGGAAAACCAGTCTGACCTACAGATCCAAATAAAGTTGTTGAACTATTAGATAATTTTGTCCCATCAATAGTATCAGCCCCAATCCTTGCCGCATCAATACTTCCACTCGTTAATACAGTAGCTGCAAGACTAGGAATATCAGAAGCAGCAAGCGTTGTCCCTGCTGTTGCAACACCCTTTGTATTTACAGTTATTTTTGTATAAGTACCTGCGCTAATTCCACTTGTAGAAGTTGTTAATCCACCTGAACCATCGACTGTCAAACCTCCTGCTGAAGTGATCTTAACAGCACCTTTTGCACTTGTTGTTGCTGTTGGCAAATCTCCAGCAACTAATCCTGTGGCGGCTGTGATTGCACCCTGGTTATTAAAAGTAATTCCAGATACTGTTGCTCCAGTAACACTATTTGAAACTGATAATGCACCTGCCCCACTAACACTTAAGCCAGCCCCTATAGACACACCACCTACTGCTGACGTAGTAGCTAGGGGAAGATCACTAGCTGCTAAGGCTACCGTTCCCGTGATCAACCCCTGTGCATTAAAGCTGATTCCAGATCTTGTCGCTGCTGTAATTGCGTTGTTAATCCCAAGCGATCCCGAAGCTACATTCAAAGATCTATTGATATTGCTTGTATTCAACTTGGCTGCTGTAACTGTCCCATCCGTTAACTTCGTACCACTAATTCCACTCGCTACCTTTGCATCTGTGACCGCTGAGTTTGCAATAGCATTGGTGTCAACAGCATCATCTGCGAGTTCTGATGCTGTGACCGAATCTACTCCTAGCTGAGTTGAAGTTACACTTCCCGAAACCAACTTGGTTCCTGCAATACTTCCTGCTAACTGAGCATTGGTAATCGTTCCAACTAATGACGAAGTAGGATAACCTGTAGCGTCAGTTAAGTTAAATGCTGGTGTTGCATCTGTACCACCAAGGCTTACAGATATTCCTCCAAGAGAAACAGAAGAATTAGTTAACTTAGAATTAGCAATTGAACCTGCTAATTGTGCGTTTGTGATCGTGCCTACTAATGCTGAAGTTGGATAACTTGTCGCATCTGACAAATCAAAAGCTGGAGTTGCGTCTGCTGCGCCTAAAGCAACAGAAATACCGCCAAAACTAACAGAAGAATTTACAAGTTTCGAGTTAGCTATTGATCCAGCTAACTGAGCATTAGTAATCGTTCCTGTTAATGAAGACGTTGGATAACCTGTTGCATCTGCAAGATTGAAAGCTGGTGTTGCATCTGTTCCTCCTAATGCAACAGTCACACCTCCTAAAGAAATATTTGAACCAACTAATTTTGAAACATCTATTGACCCTGCTAATTGAGCATTAGTTATTGTTCCGACTAACTCAGTAGTTTTATATCCTGTTGCATCTGTAAGATTAAATGCAGGAGTTGCATCTGTTGCTCCTAAATTTATTGATACACCACCTAAAGAAACTGACGAATTTGCTAGTTGAGAATTAGATAAAGTACCTGTTAAAGAAGCTGCTGGATAATTTGTTGCATCCGTTAAATTAAACGCTGGTGTCGCATCTGTTGCCCCAAGAGCAATACTTACCCCGCCGAGGCTGAGACTTGAATTAGCAAGTTTTACATTTGTTACGTTCCCGTCTGTAATGCTTGCTGTTACAACAGAGTTTGCACTCAACCCTGCTAGTGCTGTAGCAGGAATACTTGCCGCATCAATTAACGCAACGCCTTTTTCAACTAAAGCTTTAGCTGTGATTTTTTTTGTCTCTGATGCGCTCCCATCAACAACTGCAAGTTCATCGGTTGCTGCTAAGTCTGCTTCAGCTAAAGCAGGCAACTGACTAATTTTTAGATCTGCCATTTAACTCAAGGACTTTAGGGACAGTTTACTTCTCTTATACATTATGTTGCATCATCCTCTAAAGAAATTTTATTTCCATCTTCCTTCAATATATAGTCAGTATTCTCTTGAAGTAAATAAGCAGGTGTAGAGCCAATCTTTAATTGAAATTCTCCTGACGTGACAAACTCAATATTAGTTTTAATTATTCCAACATTAGGAACAGTCACAGAACAACTGGTGATCTGTGCATCACATTCATACCAAGCGTTATTTACTGAATCCACTGATTCTCTATATAAAAAGAATCGACCAAAAAAATCTGCACCTTGTTGAACTCGCAAAATTAGACGAGCTAAATAAGATGAAAATTCTTGATCAGTTGAATAATCATGGTCAGTTGCAACATATCTATGCTCCCAAAAACAAGTCATTGAGCCTTGGCCTGAAATCAAGCCAGAATCATATTGACGTTTAAATGTATCTCCTAATTGATTAATTTCTACTTGATCCCGTTGTGTTGTGAACTCATATTCTTCTACTCTTGCTAATGGCTTATATGAAGTATTTCTGACTGTAATACTAAGACTTTGCTGTTCAGAAGGAGTAACCAACGTAAGAGCATTAGCTGTTGTGCCTCCTATAGCAAGTGCAAGCGTTGAATATAAACGCATCCCACCAATATCATCTATATGAACAAAAAAAGTGCCATCTCTTCCTGAATGGCCTGATACAAGTTCTAAATTTGCAGTTCCATCTGTTCTTGCAATATCAAGTTTATCTCCAGTAATAATTTGTCCAAGCTTATGATCAACTGAAAATCTTTTACGAGAAGTATTTACATCAGAAACTGCCAACGTCACATTTAACGAAGCATCCATAGATGTTCGTTTTAATTCAATAAATCCTCCAGTTCCTAAATAAACAGGCATTTATTTTTATAGGTCAAATCCTGAAGGAGCATCAGCAGCTTCAAATGAAATGTCAGCACTAAAGATTTCTCCTTGTGCGCTTGACACAGCAATTGAAGTTAAGACAACTGTCATTGTTATGTCTTTATATGCTCCAGTATGATCATTAATTCCTAAAGAAAGAGTTACTGTATCTGACGCTGCACCACCTGTTTTGATTAAATTATTCATTAATGTAGAAGCCATCGTATCTCCAGAAGTGGCTCCAGTAGCAGAGTAGTAAGCAATAGAAGCACTACCTGAAAGGCTGCGAGTTCCACCTATTAATTTTCGATCTCTATCTCCAAGCGTTGTTACATCTAATGTTTCTTGACTTGATGTAAAACTAAAAGTCGTGACTCTACCAACAGTTGTCGAACCAACTTTCATTACACCATCAGCACCTGAGTAGTAGCCCACAACAATCCCTAAGTTAAACAGTCATTCTATTCTAAGGCGAATCGAGGCAAGCAACAAATTTACATTCAACATTACTACGACCTAAATACACACTTGTTACTTGTGGAGGCCCATCGTACCTCCATCTCAAGCCTAATTTTGTTTGTCCTGTACCAGCATCATCTCTAATTTCTTGTTTTAAAAATGACCCGTCAATACCTATTGCTGCGTTTTCATCTTTAAAACGAACAAAATCGTAATCAGACATAACATCGTCATAATTAGCCAAAATTAATCCAGCATCTGCATCAGAAATATTTGAGAAAGTAAGAGTTAAAGTTGCATTAACTCTTTTATTTCCATAACGCAAATGTGTTTTTGTGCCATCTAACGATTCAAATGTAGTACTTGGATATTCTCCAGGAGAAAAACTTCTAGAACTTGGTTTTACTGCTGGAAAATCAACTGCTGAAACGGTCATGTAATTAAATCCATAAAGTGAGAATCGGTGCCGTTATCCCATCCCTGAAGGATAGCTAGTGTTCCGTCACTTGTTAAAGGAGCATGACTTCCTGAAATTTCTACTAAACCATCTTCTACATAAGAAATAGTTTCTAACTTATAAACACGATTACTTGTAACTGAATTTTTTAACGTAAACAAAACACCACGAGGTAGTCCTGCTCCTGTTACAAAATTAACGCCAGTAGCTTCTTGAACTTTCTCAACTGCTGTACCTGCTTTCCAATAATAAATACTTGCATTTGTATCGGTTATAGGATCATTACTTATAACTTCTCCATCCTCAGTTATCACTCCATTGTCATAACGACTGGTATGAGTTGCTTCAGAAACTAATCTAAAATAATCACCAGGAGCCAAATTAAAACAATATTGAGGTGCTGTTTTAAAACTTAAACCATGATCAACTTCTTTCCTTAATTTTAAAATGTATTTAGCATATTTTCTTGCATGGGCTGCTGTGGTACAAAAGCCTGACATGTCATAAGTTTCAACTGGATCTAACTTGCTTCCACCGTGATTGTAAGTATCTATAATTCTTTGTGTCGCTCCTGCTGGTGCGTCTGCTGTACCTTTTAGCCTTAACATTACAGATTTAGTTTCAGGAAAACCATTTGGCTTCTCTTTTCTATACAAAACATTTGCTGTGAAAAGTTGTCTTTCTTCAGGAGATAAAAATGATACTTTTAAATCATTTATATTTCCATCTGTAAATAACGCCTTTATATCCACTTTTGCATTAGGAGCTATTCTAAAATTACTATCAATAGGAACAGCAGGAATTAAATTAAACTTACCTCCAATAACAGTAAAATCTAATAAGTTATAAGTCCCATGTTCATGCAAAAATTCTCTTAAATTTATTTTATTACTAATAATTCCATCCCAAGTAAAATTATTACTTGCACAAAACGCTGCGCCACTTGTCATGTTTCCTATAGCATTTACCCCAACAAGTTCTCCAGCACCTAAATGAGAATCAGTTAACAACGCATGTGCAATTTCTACAAAATTATTACTTGCTTTAGGTGGGCCAGCAGGACTATTTAAAAGATCAGTAACTTTAATTCCTTTCTTAAAATAAGCCGATAATTGTGTAAAGTTAGTCCACTCTTTTGCACTATTAATCCTAATACCACCTAAAGCTAAATCCATATAAGAAGCTTTACCATATTCATTCATCAACTCGTTAATATAAACGACCTCATGTTCAGGGCCATTCATGTGGCTTTTAGTTTCCATTCCTGGGTATTGAACATAATCTGCTATTGCATCAAAAGGATTTAAACTATTACTTGCAACCGCCGTAACTGCTGTTATCTTTGTAACTTGAACATCAATACCACTTGCAGGAAAAGTAATATTTGCATTTAAACCTGATGGTTTTGGAATAGTAATTGTATCTCCTACTTTATAACCAGTACCTTTGTTTATAAAATTCCAACTAGCGTTCCAATTATATAAAGGTGTTTGCCATGATACGTCAAGGTTTAATTTTAAACCTGTACCTGTTCCGTTAGTGGTAGGTAAAACTGTAAATGATTGAAATCCCATGTTTATACGTTGATTGTTCCTACGCTTAATTTTATCGCTGGATTCCTATCTGTAATTTTAAAGTAATCAACAGGAGTTGGATTTGGATCATTATTAGCTACATCCATTGGATGCGCTGTTACATGAGCAGTATCGCTACTTGCCATATATATCTTAGGTGATGGATCTGGTTCTATTGTTGTTGCATTGCCTTCTTGATCAGTCATCGTAAGAACAGGGCCACTATGAGGGATTAGTTTAATGTCATTCTTTTCAAAATCATAACTTGGGATTCTTACTGTTGAGGCATCTACTTCTGGCTCAGTAATTTTTAATCCAACTTGTTCTCCATTTTCGTAAGCTAACCATGCCCATTCAGTACCACCGTTCCAATTCTTATTAAGTGATATGAGTGTTTCATTATGATTTGTTGAACTTGATGTGTCGTAGTTATAACGAGATGTTGCTGGAGGAGTAGGAGGCCCATATTGAATACCAGAAAAACCTACCCTTGAATACATTGATAACTCAGCGACAGCACCACCTTCAGTAGTATTTGCACTAGAACTAAAAGTATTAAATGCTTTTATCCATTCAGTATTAGAAACATCATCTTCATCTAAAGTTAAATTATTTCTACCAGCAAAACAAACAACAAAATCTCCAATACTTGTTGTTGCTAGAAAATCTGTTTCTTCTTGTCCTTTTAATTCTTTATTTCCTACAACTGCTGCATTTAATAAATTAAATTCTTGACCCATAAAAAATACAGCTACGTTATTACCTGGGTACGGTAAAAATCTATATTCAAATTGACTATCTTGAGGATCTATTCCTAAACCAGGGTGGTAAATTTTGATGTAATTATATTGAAATTCTGGAGTGTTTCCTTTTACACAAAACAAACCACTATGTTTGTTCTCAACTGCATTGTTTAAGTCTTGAAAGTCATCGTTAGTTCCTACTCTTCGTACTTGTAATTTAAAAAATGAATATCGAGTGATATTCATATCTATTCTTCCTGTTTGAAAATTATCTCCATCTTTTAAGTAATCAGTAAGATCTGATTCTGAAGGAATACTGTTTAAATTTGCACCTCTTATATGACTAAATACTTTTGATTTCAAACCTATTTCTGTTAAGGCACATGGCCTACTATTTGAAATAGTTGCCATTGCAAGTTTTTGTAAAACAGGCGCACGATAAGCGAAACCATAAACTGTTGACCAATGAGTCATATTTTGCCTTAGTCGAATAGTTCTGCCTTCTACGTTTTCGCTGCCTTCTTCTAACCATTGCGTTCCTACTGAAGAACTATCAAATAAATTTGGATTTCTAAACGGCATACGACCTGCTGTTCCTGTATAAGATTGCGTAGCTTTTTCTATAACTTCAAAAGTATAAACTCGTCTAATACCTTCTTGGTTTGGCCCTTTACTTCTCCAAGGAGTACCAGGAGTTGCCTGACCATTAAAATTTAAAATTTCAGTACACGCAACAACAGCATCACCTGCAAGAAAGTTTTCTCCAATAGAAATATGTCCATCTGTTTCTTCACGAATAGCACGAACCATTGAAACAACATCTTCTATTCCATGAGGAAATGTTCCATACTCTTGGTTTTGCACATAGGTTTGATTGGTTTCTAAAATTGTATAAGTAATTGTATTGTCTACAGAGTTAACATCACCTCCTGTAAAGCCAGCGAGTGTAGGCCACCAAGTATAATTTTTTTTCTTATTAACTACTATTGCTCTTCTTGCATTGTCTTTTGTTCCTTTTGGTGGTTCATGCAATTCAAAAGGAAGCTGAACAACACTAGAATTTGGCATTGGACTATATGCCCCAAATATTGCTTGTGTTGTAGGATTCCTTGCGCCACTAAAAGGATAAACTTCATCATCTCCAGTAAGAGTTGTATTACCTGTTGGAGGATTGTTAACTTTCCAACTGTCTTCAAACGCATCATCAAAAGGCAACTCCATTCCGCTAACTTTTGAATCAGGATATTTATCTCCGTCTGGGAAATTATGTTTATTAATTCTATTAAATGTACCTAGATCACTAGATTTAAAAAATAAATCTAATTTTGATTTACTGTAAGTTGATAATAAAAGATCACCAATTGCGTAACCTGCAAAATCTGGCCTTACATCTATCTTTCCCAATGAAAACATTACTATTGCTTTTAACTGCTGCAAGCGACCTAAACTTTTTAATTGTGACCAAAGCAACTGACTGTTAACTCTTATACCTCCGACAGTTGGCCCTATGTCATTTTGATTTGCAAAAACCAATGGTACGGTATCGCCTAATGTTGCGAGTTCTTGAAGACTATTAAAAGCAAATTGCGGTGCAAAACGCTTGCTACCAACAGCATCTGCACCTTTTATTGATGCACCTTGTTTAAAAGGTTTTGGCTTTGGCGTTAATAAATATCCAACTGCAAGTAATGCAACTTGAAGATAAATTGCACCCCAAGTAACTTTGCTTCCAAAAATAGTAAAAGCTGTCGCTGCTGCTGGCCCTGCTTGTATATTAGGAATCAACTCGTATCCTTCTTTTCTTTTTCCGTTATATTCAGCAGTCTTATCTACAAATTGCCAATATTCATCTTCACTACAATTTAATAAATTACATAGTTCTATTTCCGAGGGTAGTAGCAACCTTCGACCATGAGGTTGTCTAATGGACTCCAAATGACCACTAACTCTTCTAATCTTTTTTGGTAACTCAGCCATCCGTTCTCGTAATAAGCAGCCATGCCATAACCATCATCTGATTTGCATAACCCAATTGTTCCCAGTTTAGGGTGTGATTCAACTCCCCACCTATTTAATTCCTCAAAAAACACACTATAATCTTTTTTTCTTAACCTTCTATACCAACTTCTTTCTGGTTCTGGAGAACTTATTTTGTAGT